GGTACGGCAGGGGATGATTATTTCCAGTTGAACTTCTGGACATCTGCTGGTTCTACATTCAATTCCCGAACTGGATCGCTGGGCATACAAAACATCACAGCAGATTTTTGGGGTGTGCAGGTTGAGGCTGGCCCCGTCGCTACCCCGTTTGAGCGTCGACCCGTGCAGGTCGAACTTGCTCTTTGCCAGCGGTACTACTACCGACACGTTGATGGAAACAGCCAGCCAGTATTTCAGAACGTCTATTACGCCGCAGGTGGATTTGAAGGGCTTCTGACGTTGCCGGTCACAATGCGAGCAACACCATCAATTGTTGCCACAAACGGCACGAACTATTACCGAAATCTCGGTACGGGAACAGACGATGTGAACTACATTTACCTTGATTCATATTCATCAACACGAATGGTCGCTTTGTATAACAACAGCGAGGCGAGTGGGACGGCTGGACAAGGTGCGTTCTGCATAACAATCAATGCAAGTGCGTCTGTGGCATTTAGTTCGGAGTTGTGATGCGGTACTACACCAAAACAGATATTCGTGGAATAGAAACATTTATCAAGATTCAGGAAAATGAATTTGTGATGTTTATTGCTGACGAAGCCAACTCCGATTACCAGCAATATCTAGCGTGGCTCGCTGAAGGCAATACACCCGAACCGTGGAATCCCGAGGAGAACAAGTAATGGTCAAGATTCAATCCGTCATCGGTCGTGTGTTTGCCGTGTTCGGCTCGTCGGCTCTTGCCGCTCTGGCCGGTGGGGCGTTGATCGGCGTGGAATTGTACAAAGCCGCGTGCCTCGCAGGCTTCATGGCCGCCGCCAAGGTGACCGAACAGCTCTTGAAGTTCTGGGCTGAGGACGGTGTCCTGTCGAAGGAAGAAGTTGCCATCGCCTTCGGGAAGAAGCCTGAAGCTCCGTCGGCTGAGTAAAGCCGTCTCGGCGGCAGCCGGTCTACTTCTTCTTCTCGTCGCAACGACAGCCAGCGCGGAGAACGTCCGCGTCACCCAGGCAACCGACTACTGGTATCAGTTTGATACCGCTTCGGTCTTTTCTGCCCGTACTTACGCTGTTGCCGGCTATGGCTCGGATCCGATGCTGTGGCTATACAACGGGGATGGTCAACTTCTTGCCCAAAATGATGACCACTATGGGTTGCAGTCTCGGCTTGAGGTGCAGGTCGAACCTGGCTGGTATCGCCTCCGAGCGGGGGTCTGCTGTGGCAACCCCGACGCATGGTGGTCTGGGGTGCAATACGACCTTGAGGCGAACGCTCAGGCCGTCGTGCCAACCACATCGCAAACCACGACAACCATCGAAGAGACGACGACAACGACTGAAGTGTCCACAACGACAACCGAAGTGGTCACCACAACCGAGCCGGAGCCGAGTAGTACGCTGGCGACGTGGGAGAGTACGACGACGACGAGCAGCGAGCCGCTTACGACCGAGTCGTCTACCACCGTTTCGCCGACATCGTCCAGCACTACGACGACACAGCCCGACCCGACCACGACGATATCGACTACGAGCCTGCCAGCCTCGACCACCTCGACGGAGCTGACTACGACCTCTACGGAGACGACGTTCCCTGCATCGGAATCATCCTCCACATCAACAACTACATCATCTCTGTCGCCGAGGCCATCGAGCAGTTCGGTTCCTTCAAGGCCATCCCCGACGACTACGACCTCACCTCCAACGACGTTGACCTCTCCGTCATCTTTGATTGCGAATGTGGCCACAGTCCCACCAAGCACCGGCTTGACGGCTGTTACGGTCATACCGACCCCGACGACGACGATCCCGACGATCCCCCAGTCGCCGCTTGAAGCGGTAGACGTACTGTCAGCCGAGGCCACACCAGAGCAGGTGGCTGCCGCCATTGACGTGATTGCCGAGAACCTGGATACCCTGACTGAGGCCCAGTTGGATGCCATCGTGGAAGTCATCTCGGCTGCCCCGACCGAAGTCAAACGGGAGTTTGAGAACGAGGTCAACATCTTCTCGGCTGGTCTGGACAACTATGTGCCGGCGGATTCCAAGATCACGGTTGCCGAACGGCGGGTGCTGGTGGCTGTTGGGGCTGTGATGGTGGCTGCCCCAGCGGTGGTCGGCAGGCGCAAATGATAGATTCGCTCTGATGCGTAAGTACCTGACCCAGACTGCGGCGATCATTGCGGCCATGTGTGGGTCGGCGTACGTCATCATCACCCTCTCGGGGGCAACCCGTCGCCAAGCCCTGTGGATCACGGGGGTTCTGCTTCTGGCGATGGTGGTCACCGCGTACTACGAGATAAAGGATGACGAGTGAAGTACCCCGTTCAGAAGTTCGTAGTCCCGAGCGAGTTGGAGAAGTGTCCCAACGGCGACATTCCCCCGCACCTGCTGTCGAACATCAAGCCGTACGGGCAGCTCTACTGGAAGGCTGCGGCGGCGTGGGAGGCTCTGTGCGAGGCGGCTAAGGCTGACGGCCTCGAGTTCAGCCACGTCGGTGCGTTCCGCTCGTTGAAGGAACAGGTCGCCCTGTTTGACGCGCGGTACTCCAAGAAGGCCACGAAGAGGATCCCGCAAGTCACCCGCACCTACAAGGGCAAGACGTACTTCTTGAAGGAAGGCATGGCACCGGCGGGGACACCTGGCACGTCAAAGCATGGATGGGGGACGGCCCAGGACTTTGCGGCGATTGTCAACAAGAAACTGGTCAGCCTCGGATCCAGCCAGAAGCACGTCGATTGGCTCGTCGCCAACGCTCACCGTTTTGGTTGGTCGTGGGAAGTGGAAGATACGTCCAACCCGAACTTTGAGATTTGGCACTTGATCTGTTTTGACTGCGACAACTTGCCGGCTGAGATACTTGGCCGTTCGGTGTCTCAGGCGACGAAGGTGGCCAAGCCGACCCGCAAAGAGAAGAAGGGTCGCAAGGCTTGAAATGGCTCGTCGTCTTGCTCTTGCTGCTGGTGGTCTTTTGCTTGGCTGTGTTGCTGCTGCTGCGTACCTTGTTCGTGACGCTCGGGAACGCTACGGATCTGGAGTTCGCTGGGAATGAGCGAGGGGATAATCGTGGCAGTCATAGCGGGTGTCGGCACGGTCTTGGCGGCCCTTGTGCAGGGGATGCGAAAAGAAAACCGTGACGATCATGCGGTCGTTGCGGACTCGCTGAACCGGATCGAAACCAAGCTTGACAACCACATTGACGACCACCTCAAGGGCGAGATTTAGTACGTTTCAGGGTGCTAGGTTGCCGATCCCTATGACGGCACAAACACTCTCTGTAATACACAAATACCTGTCTCGCGTTGTGGCACATGGCCCCGAGCAGGACGAACTGATCAAGGCAGTCGAGGCGGTCGAGAAGGAACTTCTGGTTCTGATCCGCCATAAACAGATCGCGTAACACCCGCCTGTTAGGGTGGCGGTATGACAGAGGCAGAGGGGTATCCGACGGTCGTAGTGGTTTGGGCTGATGCCCATTCTGGTGCGGAGCATTGGGCTGAACTGGATCCCGACGACAAAGACGAGTACCTGGTCAAGTCGTGCGGTTTCATCGTTGAGCCGGAGCGGGGCGGCAAGCCCGAACACATCACGCTCGCTCAGAGTTACACCCCCGATCTAGATTTCGATCATGTCTTGCACATCCCCAAAGGGATGGTGAGGCACATCCAATTCATGGAGGCGTTCACGAAGAGGTTGTCTGTGTGACACCCTTCGGGTATGTTCACCGTGTAACGTCATACACCTAACAAAGGAGAAGGGGAAATGGGAAGCAAGAGATACCGCATCGCCAAGCAGCCGCACGGCTCGCAGGGGTGGCTCGAGGATCGTTACTGGGACGCAGAACACAACCTGCGTATCAGCGCATCGCCGTGTGCAGCGATCTACGGTCTGCATCCGTTCGTGTCGATGGACTCGTACGCAGCTGAGATGCTCGCTGGTGTGCCACCGTTGCCACAGAAGGCAACGTGGGCCATGCAACGTGGCACGGACCTCGAGCCGGTCATCGCACGTTGGGTGATCGACCGCACGGGCGTGGAGTACGCAGAGCCGAAAGAGATGTTCTGCTACGACACCGACAAGGGTGCGAGGCTCATCGCCACGCTCGACTTGTTTTACGAGGACAACGGCGTTCGCAAGGTGGTCGAAATCAAGTCACGCAACAAGCCGTGGGAAGGCGAGCTTCCTGACTACTGGCGTTTGCAGGGTATCCACCAGGCAGTCTGCGCTGACGTGGACGAGATTCTGTGGGCCGTGTTTGACTCTTCGATGCAGGTTCACTACCACACTCAGACTGTCACCGAAGCCGAGAAGGCTGAACACGTCGCCGCGTGTGAGGCGTGGCTGAATAGCATTGAGTTGGGCATGACCCCGACCGGCGTGACGTGGTCATACGAAACGGTTGCACAACGGTTCCCCGAGCCTGAGCCTGCGGAGACGAAAGAGTTGCCCGCCGAGGCCGCCGAAAAGTTTGACCAGTTGCGTCACGTCAATTCGGAACTGAAGTCATACGAAGAACTCAAGGATCGGTTGAAGGCCGAACTGTGCGAGATGATCGGCACGGCGGAAGTGGCAACGATCAACGGGTCACCAGTCGCAACGTGGAAGGGTAAGACAACCAAGCGGTTCGATCAGAAGCGTTTCGTTGACGAGAACCCAGACATTGCCAAGCAATACATGAAAGAAACAACGACAAGAACATTCCTTCTGAAAGGGGAAAAGTGATGAGTGAGAAGAAGGTTGGGCTGGGCGATGTCCTGGCGAAGTACGGTGTGCCGGATCCGAAGATCGTCGGCAAGTTGCCCAAGGGTGGAACGACGCTCGACTTTGTCGGCCACGCTGATGTGACGAAGATGCTCATTGAGATCGATGAGAACTGGACGTGGGAGCCGGTCGCGTTTGATGATCAGGGTCTGCCCGCGTACCGCGTCGAGAACGGCATGGCTCACATGGCTGGCTGGATGACAATCCACGGCGTTCGTCGTCTCGGCATCGGCTCGGTTCAGCACAACAAGGGCGACCTGCTGAAAGAACTGGTCAGCGATTTTATTCGCAACGCGGCCATGCGTTTCGGTGTCTGTCTCGCGCTGTGGACGAAGCAGGAATGGGACGATGTCGATCACGCACCGGCAGCCCCGAAGCCTGCTGCCCTCGCGCAGAAGAAGGTTGGAACGGCTGCCAAGAACCCAACGGCTGTCCCGAACAATGTCCCCGAGCCGAAGCCTGCCGAGAATCAGGACGGACTGGTTGAGATCACGGCCCAGCAGCGTCAGCAGTTGCTCGAGGCGTGTGGCAAGAACGCCATCGACGTTCGTGAAATGGCAAAGCTGGCAGGTCGTGACTGGGACGAACCGATCTACGAGTTTGACCTTGCGGCGTTGCGTGAAGCGTTCAAGACTCTCAAAGCACAGCGGGGTTAGTCATGCCGAATCGCAGAACGGTTGACCCGACAGGCCAGCAGCCATCGTCCAAGATGGTGTCGTTCCGCATCGACCCCAGCCAGGAGGTCGAGATGGATCTGCTGTGCAAGGCATACGACTGCTCTCGTTCCTCGCTGTTCCGCCGGCTCTTGAAGCAGGCGGTTCAGCAGGTTCAGGAGGGTAAGGTCTAATGACTGTCGAAGGGGCAATGGCTTGGTTGATGGGTGGCTACGTCACGATGGCGAGCCTGTTGATCGTCGGATGGTGGATCCACCAGTACAAGAACAAGAAGGGGAAGTAATGGCTGACGATATTTGGGAGTATTACGCACGGGACGCGCAGCGGGCTATCGAATCGCTGGCCGAACAGTTGCGTCAAGAGACTGCCGAGCGGAAGCGTTGGCGGGCTGTGGCCGAAAGGTTCTACAACCTGCACATCGAGGACCGCGAAGGCTGGTTCTACGCCATTGTGTCGTACGAGGATGCGGAGAAGAAGCGTGATGCAGCTTGACCAGGTGGTTTCGTTTCGGTTGACGACCGACAAGGGTACGGTCCCGATCACGCTCTGCGCCTGTGGTGTGCTGGTGCTGTCGTCCATGACCGGTCATTTCAATGGTTGCGAGTATCTCGCCATGCGGAAGGAGGAAATGGGTGAGCAAACAGAGGGCTAAGGGGACGCGGGCCGAGTCTGGTGTCGTGGAGTTTTTGCGCCAGAACGGTTTCCCGTATGCGGAGCGTCGTGCGTTGCACGGGGCGTTGGACAAGGGTGACATTACGGGGATACCTGGCGTGGTCATCGAGGTGAAGGATCACAAGACGATCACGTTGGCCGAGTTCATCTCGGAGTTGAGGGAGGAAGTGAACAATGCCAACGCTGAGACTGGTGTGGCTGTCATCAAGCGCAGGGGTACTCTGCAAGTGGGTGATTGGTACGCCGTGATGCCGGTGTCGTGGTGGGTCGATCTGCTGAAGGAGGCTGGTTACTGATGAAGTGGCGACCCTTTCAGAGCGGTGTCCCGTACACCTGCAATGACTGCCCTGCGTACAGGGAGATGTTTGCCGACCGCAACAGGTGGCGTAGTGCTGCCGAGGCATTGGCGAAAGAACTCAAGAAGGCTGATGCGTCCGACGGGGCGGTGGAGAATGACTGACAAACTCCACCCCCGAACGGGCGACCGCGTCGTCTGGGAAAGCCCAACCGAGATGCTTGATGACATTTGGCAAGCCCGCGCCGAGCGGGATGCCGCACGTCGTCGGGTCAGCGACCTCGAGATGATCATCAAGTTCATGCAGAACGGCGACGAAATCTACGAGGTGCGGTAATGGCCATCGGGAGCGGAGCCGAGATTGGCATCGTGTTCGGCAGGTGGGGTGACATGACCGAAGCCGAGAAGGATCATTGGTGTGCCACGTTCCGTGACCGGTTCGGTGCTGACCTACTGAAGGGGTATGCGACCCTGCACTATGCAAGGAGGGATCATGGAGCAGAAGTCATCGAACTCTCGCAACATCGTAGAGCTTGACGAGTACGAACTGTTTCATGCGGCCACGGCTGGTGTGCAGCGTCGTATCTCGAGCCTGAAGAAGAATCGTCCCCAGTTGTACGGCGCGGATGAGCGTCGGAACTTCTGGGAGATTGACATCATCGGGATGATGGGCGAGTACGCGGTATCGAAGTACCTGAACATTCATTGGCAGCCGGCGACGAACAAACGTCTCGCTGATCTGCCTGGTGACGTGGGTCGGTACGAGGTTCGGTCATCGACGTGGCCCGATGCCCATCTGCTGGTGCGTGAAGCTGACAAAGACAAGTCGCCGTACATTCTGGCTATCGTCCACGAATCGTCGGTGGATCTGCGCGGGTTCAAGTTTGGTGTCGATGCCAAGCAGCCCCAGTACCATCGTGAGCGTCAGACGTATTGGGTTCCGCAAGCGGACCTTGAGCCAATGGCAATGCTGCCCTTCCTGCTAGGGTAGTCCTTTGTGTCATACAGATCGGAGGTTTATGGGAACTAACTGACCTTGTCCGTTGTCGAAAGGAGCCATCATGCGGAAACGCATCCTGACCCCAGTAATCCTGTCCCTGTCCCTACTAGCCACAAGCCCCGCAGAGGCCGCTGGAAGCCCCGCTGAGGGCCGCAACAGCGATATCTGCACCAAGTACGTCAACCTCGCCAGAAAGGTGGGTTGGCCGAAATCCGACCGATGGATGCTCAGGCTGGTGCTTCACCGCGAAAGCCGGTGCCAGCCAACCAGCATCGGTAGGAACCGTAATACGAAGGGCGAGGTAACTTCCCAAGACTGGGGATTACTTCAGATCAATGATGTGTCATGGGTTCGGTATCTTCGTGACTTGGGCATCATCAAAGATCGTGAGGATCTTCTGAATCCACGAATCAATCTCACCGCTGCACTAGCGTTGAGAACCTACAGCGTCGAGAGGGGACTATCACCGTGGCATCAATGGCGAACAAGCAGTCCGAATGGGTCTGCCGGTTCTGCGGTGTCTCCGTGAAAGTTTTCGTTCGACTGTCAGTACCACCAACACATAGCTGTCGCAAGAAACGGTGGCAGCAGATCAACCTCACCTTGAAAGGGGAGCAATGAATACCATCATCATCACGGGGAACGTGACGAAGGATCCCGAGATCCGTTACACCCAAAGCAAGACCGCAATCTGCGTGTTCTCCGTTGCCACGTCATACGGCAAGGACGACAAGAAGCAGACCACGTTCCACGACGTGAAGGTTTTCGGTGACATGGCCGAGAATGTCGCAGCGTCGATCACCAAGGGTGTGCGTGTCACGGTCCACGGTCGTCTCGAGAAGTCCACCTACGAACGCAAGGACGGCGGCAAGGGTATGTCGGTTGACATTGTGGCCGAGTCGGTTGCCCTCGACGTGCGGTTCCGTCCTGCGTACGCAGACCAGACCGAGAACACGATGCGTCAGGTAAAGCAGCAGTTCCCGAACGCACAACTTCTGGACGAAGAAGAGCCGTTCTGATGCGCTTTGGGGAGTTGTTCGCCGGTGTCGGCGGGTTCTCCCTCGGGTTGGAGAAGGCTGGGTGGGAGTGTGGCTGGCAGGTGGAATGGGATCCGCATTGCCAGCAAACACTTGCCCACCATTGGCCTGACGTGCCGAGATGGGGAGATGTGTCCGACGTGCGTGGCTGGGAGTTGCCACCCGTCGATGTGATTACGTTCGGGTCGCCGTGTCAGGACTTGTCGGTCGCCGGCAAGCGGGCAGGCTTGGAAGGTGGAAGAAGTGGTCTGTTCTTCGAGGCCACGCGGATTATCAAGGAGATGAGAGATGCAACAAGAGGAGCTTTTCCCCGATGGGCAATCTGGGAGAACGTCGTCGGGGCTTTGTCCAGCCGAGATGGTGACGACTTTGAGGCGGTCCTCCAAGAAATGGTTGGGTTGGGGGCGTGTCTCGTTGAATGGGCAGTCCTCGATGCACAGTTCTTCGGAGTCCCCCAGCGGCGTAGACGAGTGTTCGTCATCGCTTGCTTTGATCCTGCAACCGCCGAGCGATGTGGCGAGCAAATACTTGCTGTCGGCGAAGGCCGCCGAAGGAATACTTCGACGCGCAAACCGAAGGGGCAAGACCTTGCCGGAGCAACTGCAACAGGCTTTGGAAATAGTGGCTTCGAGCGGTGGGCCGAGCAAGAGTCAGCCATAACGCTGTCAGCGCGTGACTACAAGTCGCCGAACAACGTGGTTGTTCCTGCTTCGTTCACACCCTCGAGCCATGCTGCATACGTTGAAGGAGTGGGAACACTCCGAGCCAACGGTGGAGATCTGGGGGGGGGCAGCGAGACGCTAATAGTCGGATCGTTGGAGCATTGATGGCGCGGGATTACAAGGGAGTCGGCAACCAGTATGTCGCAGAAGGCAAGTTGGTGGTTCACGAAACGTCGCCGCGCGCAGAGTCCGACGGACTACGAAACCTGGATTGAGGGGGGGGG